ATTCCAAAGAATATGTCCACTTGAAGGTGCGCCCGAAAAAGTGTTTGCATCAGCTTCGTATAAAAATAAATTAGTTGACACACCATTAATACCACTTGTACCCGTAGTTCCGCTAGTCCCTGAAGTGCCTGTCGTTCCGCTTGTTCCCGTTGTGCCACTCGTTCCTGTTGTACCTGAAGTACCTGTAGTACCGCTAGTTCCCGTTGTACCGCTAGTACCTGCTGTTGCAGAAGTACCACTTGTACCGCTTGAACCATCACCACCACTCGCACCATCCAAGTTCACTGTCCAAGCGCTATAAGTTCCACCACCTACTGTTCTAGTAGGGGCAAGGAATACTAAAACGCCCGTATTTGCATCATAAGACACCACCTCACTCTCTTGAAAGTTTGATGGGTCATAAACTATTATAATTGATTGAGCAGGGCTATATCCCAATAGTGTTCCTACTGTTAAATTCCCTGCATTACCTAAAGTAAAAGTTGTAGTAGATGTTGTTCTATATCTATCTCCTGAAAGACCTGATGTACCTGTAGTACCCGCTGTTCCACTAGTTCCTGATGTTCCACTTGAGCCTGACGTAGCACTTGTTCCTGATGAGCCACTTGTAGCAGAAGTACCGCTAGAACCAGAGGTAGCAGAAGTACCCGATGAGCCACTTGTTGCACTTGTTCCAGAGCTACCCGAAGTAGCACTAGTACCAGAACTACCACTAGTTGCGCTTGTTCCAGAGCTGCCCGAAGTAGCACTAGTACCAGAAGTACCAGTTGTTCCTGAAGTAGCAGAAGTTCCGCTTGAACCTGAAGTAGCAGAAGTTCCTGAAGAACCCGAAGTAGCAGAAGTTCCTGAAGAACCGCTAGTACCTGAAGAACCATCACCACCCGAAGCTCCATCTAGGTTTACTGTCCAATTAGAAAAAGTACCGCTACCAACAACCCTATTAGGGTCGCCAAAAACTATTTCCCCTGTAACCACATTATAAGACACGACCTCACATTCTTGAAAGTGAGTATTATCATGTACTACTATAATTGATTGTGCAGAAGAGTATGATAAACCGGGTGAAACCATTAAGTAACCACCCGTTCCTAAAGTAAATATTGAAACTGATACGGTGTAATATTTATCACCACCAATACCAGAAGTACCTGTTGTTCCTGATGTTCCTGAAGTTGCCGAAGTTCCTGATGTTCCTGAAGTTGCTACATAGCTAGATACAAAATTATCTATTTCTACATTATCACCTACTTGAAGAGGATTATTAAGTATTACAGTAGAACCATTTGTAGCTGTATAATCGCTTGGAAATAATTTTACTCCATTTACAAAAACATCTATCATCCCTTGCTCATAACCGCTTGGTACACTAAAAGTAGTTTGCCCTGCCGTTGCCACATAATTAAAAACAAGCCTTGCGCTCGTCCCCGCAAAACCACTAGTCCCCGCTGTACCACTAGTCCCCCTAGTACCACTCGTACCACTCGTACCCGCCGTTCCTGAAGTTATATTACCAACAGAGCTAACAATACCGTCTGTAGCAATTAAAACGCCGTTTAGGTTACGAATCTGTATATCGCCTGTAATTATTGATTGTATTGCCATCTTACTTTATTAATAAACTAATATTCTAACAAATTCTCCTGTCTTAAATGAAGCAGTAGATGCGACAGTTAATGTACCCGTTGTACTATCCCATCTAACATCATTTCCAGTAGGTGTGCCAACAAAAATAATTTCTCCAACTCCCTGCGCTCCTCTTGTAGCAGAAAGTAAAGATTTATTAATTGCTTGAGAAAATGTAATTGAAGTATTTCCTGTGCCTGCATATTGACCTAATGGTATTGGAACTCTTGCACCTCCTGATGCCGGATTAACAACAATACCACCTGTACCAATTAATCCCTCTGCTTGATAAGCATATCCTCCACACATTCCATAAACATAATTAGTAAAACCATCTATATCTATTCCTGTATAATTATTTGAATATACCCACTGAAGCAAATAAGATTCAGTAGATAATTTTTTAGGAAGACTTAAATCATTTTCTTGTTGGTTTTCAATAGCCTTAATAACTAATGATATTGAAACCTTCGCTATCTCTATAACATCTGCTGTGTTTGGCATTAGAATACAAGTTTAGGGTTGTCAATAATAAATTTCGCTTTGTTTAAAGATAATTGCGCAATTGTAATACCAGCCCCTAATAAAACAGCATCATCGGCTGCTCTAATATAAGTTGTCAATGCAAATTTTGTAGATAGCCAATTATCTCCATCTAATAAAGATGGGCTTGAAACTTGAGCTTTAGATAATTTTACATCATATATTTTTGAGTAAGTTGAAAAACAATAATCAACTGTCTTACTATGTAGTACAACAAAATCTCCAATTGTAGAAGTAACACTTCCCCATTCTACAGTAATAGTTAATGCATAATCTTTATTAAGAACATCATAACTAATTGTAGGACCAGTTGCTAAACTCCATAGTTCATAATCAGTAGTTGTTCCATCTTCAACAAGATATGTTCCATCTGACTTTTGCATATATACTCGCCTACTAGTAATAGCGGCATCTGTACCCGTACTTGTATCATCAAATACAATTAGATTAGGCACTGAAATATATTGCGTTGCGGTAAAATTCTCTATAAATGGCATAATATAAACTTTTACCAAAAATACCAAAAAATAATAGTATTATAAATAAAAAGCTCCTACTTTTTTTAAGTAAGAGCTTTCTTGTAAATAATTAAATTAATTATACCGTTTCTGGTTCAGTTAATTGTTTATTAATATTATCTAAAACTTGTTTACCATTCTTTGCAGAATTAATAAATTGAGTTAAAGCTTCTGTAACATTTCCTCTATCTTCTTTTGATATAGTTGTTATTTCTTGAGAACCAAGAGTAACTTTTCCTGTTGCAATATCAAATTTAAGAACATCAGAATCTAATGCTTTTCTAACAGATGCTTTAATTGGTTTATTAGGGTCATTATAAACTCTTAAAAACTCTTCAGGTTTAGTGCGAGCTAAATCAGCTACTTGAGCTAAAATAACTTCATCGTCAGTAAATTCATTCCAATTTAATGATGCACCAATTTGACGAGCTTCAGAAGGTTTTAATTTGGTAACAATATTAATTGCCTCTTTTAATGTATTAAAGCCAGTCATAACTTTCTGACTTGTAACTTTTTGATTAATAACCTTGCACATAGGAGCTTTGCTTTTATCTCTTCCTCCTTCTCCTATAATACTATCTTGATTCCAATTTGAAATCATTAAAAACTCATACAGCTCTTCATCTTTTTGATTACCACCGGTTAATGAAAATTTGCCTCCGAATTTAAAATCTCCAGAGCCATCACTAATCCCCGGCATAAAAAATCTTTCTCTAGGATTGCCATCTCTATCCCATGAATCAGCAACTACTATATCTACCCAAGAGCTTCCTTCTTTAATATAAGGGTCTTTAATTCTATCCCTTAAAGGAATATTTGCTTTAGGATAAAGCATAGGACTTTTTTGTCTTTCTTTTTCATCAGGGTCATTGTTCTTTTGACCGGTAAGCATTTCAAATGTGATTGTTTGACCAACCTCCAATGCAGGAATTTGATTTTTTAATTCCTCTGAAATTGCGTTGAATTTTCCAACTACTTGCATATTGTGTGTTTTTTATTATGAAAATAAAGGGCGGCTTTTTACACCGCCCCTTTTAGTTTGTATTAAGATAATACTTGTTGACGCAAGAAATGTTGAACACCTAAACACTCAAGACCTTGAGCAGTTGTCCAAGAACATGTCCAGTTCATCGCATCTCCGTTAGGATTAACAGGAGATAATGCTCCTGTATGGATTTCACCAATCATGTCATTACCGTACTTGGTTTGAGCAGGTACGTATCTTACGCGCATTGCTGAATCATAACCACCGCCTTCAACTTTAACTCTATTGTTATAAGGAATGTAGTAAACACTCTTATTGATAGTAGTTTGGCTGAATAATACCGGTTGGTCTTGGATTGGCATTGCCATGTAATGTAAATCAAATCCACCGTAGCTAACTTTGTCTACAGTCAAATCTAATTCTTTACCATCAACTACAATACGTACTGATTGAACACCAGAAGAACCTAAAGCCTTCCAATATGTATCATGCGCACGCTTTGCAGCAGAAGAACCAAATACTAAATAATCTTTAGGAGAGCGTTGAGAAATCAACACATCTAAAGCGTTATCAATATTTGTTTGTTGTACTGTACCTAAAGTACCATTTACTAATGTAGAACCATACATTTCAATGTATTTGTTCAATCCACGAGTAGTTTGTACCGGTCCACCGCCATCTCCGCCAGAAGTGTTAGCATCAGTCAAGATAGGGTTGCTATCGCTGAAAGTTGTAACTGACATATCACCTGCGATATAAGCAGCATTGATTTGTCCTTTTAAACGGATTGCTTTCTCTAAATGGTCTTTAACGATAAACTTGTTTTGTCCGTTAAATTCTACCTCGATTGTAGCAGCGTTTTGTACGTCTGTAATTTTAGAAATCTCTCTAAAGATTTGATACTTGTTAGTGTAACGAGTCAAACCGAAACGTAAGTTACTTTGAGAAACAGAGTTCTCCCCAACTGCAACAGAGAATAAAGATAATTTATCTCCAGCAGTTAAAGTAGCATTAGCTCCAGAAACTGTTTTAATATACACTGTATCAATACCTGAAGTAGATACTACGTTTGTAACGATTGCAGAAATAGCACCAGTAGGAACTAACACTAAATCATCTTTACGAGCTTGACCTGAAGTCGCTGCTGTGCAAGTGAAGTTTAATGAAGTTGTACCTGTACCATTAACTGTTCCACCTGTTGTATCTAACAATTTGAATAAACTTTCGTTTACAAATGTGTAGTACAAAGGTTGACCTGTAGCGATTGGTTTTTTTCTATCTCCCAACCATAAAATGTCGGTTAACGCATCTTCGTTTTGGATGTCGGTAACTAATTTGTTAATCTCTCTCGTATCAAGCACTGGGTCAATAGCGCTGACGTAGGCTTTGGTTATATTTCCAATATTTGCCATTTTGTTTTGTTTTTAAGGGTAAAATAAATTCTACCTGCCTAGTGTGCTTACTTTAGCTCTTGTTTTAATAGCTTCAGCAAACGATTCATTGGGTTGGGCAGGTGTATTACCTATTGGTCTTCGTGCGTTCTGCCCTTCTTCCACAATAGCTTTCAGCCCCAATGATTTACCATAGTTCACTAAATCTCTCTCGTAGTTTGGATTCATTGCCACTAATGCAATTTTTTGCAATTTAGCGACATCTGGAATAAGCTTGCTCACATCTGCCTCTTGCGGATTTACTGATATTGCTCTTTGCCATTTTTCTGAATCTAACGCTACTGACATTAGATTTTCAGGTTTATCAATATTGAAATTGAATTTACCATTATCACCCAAATCAATAGCAACTCTCTTGCTTTGATATAAGTTTTTAGTGGCTTCGTGTTCCTGAAAAAATTGAATAATCTTTTGTGATTGGTCTATTTCTAACTTCCGCTGTTCTTCATACATTGCCTGCGTATTCGCCTCTTGCGTTCTTGCAGGGTCTGGTATTTGGAATTGCTTCTGTTCGGTAACTCTTTTTTGTCTTACAAGTTCTGCGTCTGCCTCCAATTGAATTAATCCAATTTCTCTATCTTCATCAGATGCCATATCTGATTGCTTGTATTTAGACTGATATAATCTTTCAACCTTGTCTTCAGTTAAATGTGGATATTGCGACTTTAATTCATCTAAAATTAAATCTTGATGTGAAACAGTATCCCAATCAAATGCTCTTGCTTCTAAATATTTATACGCATCTCCTCCATTCTTTCTGTACTCTGCAAATTCTGCTAAAAAATCATCATATCCTAATTCTTTTAGAATATCTTTTGGATTTGCTTTTTTTAACTCTTCCTTCCAATCGGAAATTGTTGCGCTTGCTGAATTAGCCTCTTCTACAGCATCTGCTCCATCAAGTGATGGCATTGTGAATGAAGATGCATTTTCTTCAGGTGGCGTATTATCACCAACTGCGGTGTTCTCATTTTGAACAGTTTGCGTTTGCGTTTCTACCTGCGCTTCGTTTTCTTCGGCTTTAAAGTTATGACTTTCGGCTTCTCTGTAATCATCTACGCTTGGGATACCCGTACTAGCTTTGTAAACCGGTTTTGCTTCTTCTTGTGTTGTTTGTTGATTTTGTTCTTCTGACATGTTTGTGTTTTTTCGTTACGAAATTATATTTAAGGAACATCGTTAATATGTTGGTCAAATTCTAATATCTCTTTAGTTTCTTCAGCTATTTCATATTTTGCAAGCAAATCACCATAATGACCTACTGCTTTTCTTTGTATTTCCAAAAATTGTAATAAGAATTGCCCTACTACACAATCTTCATCTTCTGCTTTTTTGTAGAACTCTTTATATTTATTATACACTTCAAGCTCCATTTCATATCCTATTTCTAAAGATTCACCAATAGTCTTTACTTTATCTTTAATAGCTTCAATTGAAGGCATGTCGGCGCAATCACCCATGTCATTTTGGAATTCAACATGCATTTGATAATGCGTTAATTCTTCAGCGCTTTCTGTTAAAAAATACTTTTGCGTACCAAAGAAGCCATATTGTTGCATTTGGTTAGCCAAAGCTTTCCAAAGATTAGACTGATACAATTCTAAATATAACGCCTCTTGCAAGACGCTTTTCATACTTTTCGATAATAAGGATTTTACCATTTTATTTTTTTTAAGATGTTTGTTTGTGTTCGCTTATAGCCATTTTAGCATCAGCTGAAATTCTTTGAGCGATAACTTTTGCTTCTTTTTGTATTTCAGCTTCTTGAATATCTTTATCTTTTTTGCCCATTTGTATAATGTATTCCCATTGTTTTTCAGCATTAATTTTAGCTATATCCGCATTTAATTGGTCTTGCAATGTAATACGCTTTTCTTGCTCTGCTGCCTGAACCGCCATTGCATTTCCTTGGGAAGCCTCTCTTATTTTTTGCAATTCAAACTCTTGCATTTTTTCTCTGCGCTTTTTAATTCTATAAGCAAGAATCATTGATGCCATTTTTAAATTACGGCAACTCATTACAAGTATTTTATCTTCCGGCTCAATCAATCCTTGAGAATCTCTAATATTTAATTCTTGTATTAGTTGTTGTCTTTCATAATCAGCCGGGCTATCTTCAATAAATATACCAAATTCATGTATAGATAAATCAGGATTAATTTGGAAAAATTTAACAGTTTCACTGCCTAATGCTTTACCATAACCTTCTACTTTACCTAATTTAACAGCTATTTGCACTTTTGCAACAATAGCATCTGCAACATTTTGAATTAATTGCTTATCCGCAAAACTTAATAAATATAAAGCATTATTAGTGCTTTCCATTGCAGCATTTGCAACTGGAACTAATGTTTTTGCATTTGGGGTAGAACCATCAGTTAATTCATTTAATCCTGATATTTGACGCATCATATCAATAGTATTCTGTAACTCTTGATACAATTGACCAAATACAGCTAATTGCCCCGAAGCTTCAATACTAACGGGCTTATAGTTTGGATTTTGACTTAATAAATCTGTTGAACGATAAGGCACAACAAAATTAGAAAATATAAAATCCATAACCTTTGTTGGATTCATCTTATCTCCACCGCCGCCAAAGTCAACACCTTCTAATGCGTTTAAATCTATATTTATTAAATACGGAATTAATTTATTAGACATATTTTGAAGCCTAAACCAAGCCAAACACGCTTTATCTTCTAATGGAATCAATCTTTCCGTAATACCTGCAAAACGCATCTTATAGAAATTCCATGAATATAATTGGATATTCAATTTTGTATCCCACCAAGACGAAGGTTGTCTAATTTGATTTTCAGACATCCCCCAATCGTACATGTAATCTGTTTGAATCAACCACTTACACTTATAAACAACCTTTTTAGTAACAGGCATATATACAGGCTCGGCTTGTCCTTTACTTTTTGAGTCAACTAAACTAGGTACAGAACCTGCGTAATCAAACTTTTCAATAGTACCTTTTTCGTTAACTGCCAAGTCCATTTTGCTTGAATCCTGATACTTTGTTTTACCAAAACGAGCATTACCTCTGTTATCTATTTCTTCTTTATAAGTGTAATCATTCCATGATAGGAATTCAAAGTCTAAAATAAGCACCTTAAAACGATTCCAATATTTTGAATAGTCTGTGCCATACATAAAATTAGATGGGTTACCAAAACGTCCGGCTACAGATTGAACTATCAAATTTAATTGGTCGGGGGAAAAATAAGGTGCCAAGTCCCCTACATATACTTCTCTAACTTCTCCAAAATGTACCAAATCGGAAAAGTCATTTTTTGAACAATATGACAATACTAAATTTTCAGGATTAACTTCCCTTACATTAACGGCTCCATTTTCATCGATATATTCCGTATATCCACCTATTCCAAAATCAAATAAATTTTCAATAGTTCTTTTTCTTTTTTCATCAAATTTATTTTTATACATAGTTAACGATACTGCACTTTCTGCTTCCATCGCCATTACATGTTTATAACCAAATTGTTGCTCCATTGCCAATTGCTCCAAATCTTCTGGTTCATTTGGTTTAGGTGCTAAAATATAACTGTTCGCTAAATCTTGATTGCCCGCTTTAATTGCAGCTTCTCTAATTAAAATTTTTACCTTCATTTCATTGAAGTAATTATCTTCTTCACTTTTAGCTAAAGGGTCTACTGCAAATGCCTGTATATCGTAACGCCTTTGAACAAGTTTTGAAATAGCTATCTCTCTATATTTTGTTAAAAATGATGGTGGAGTCCAATCTGTATTAAGCCATGTTTTATCTGTTTGCTCATCTACATTTAAAAGTTTTTTATACTTTGTAGTACTTTGTCTTCCTAATGCATACTCTTTTATTTCATTCATTTTTGATTGACCAAAATTCAACATATTATTTGGCACATAACCACGAGAATCACCCCATGCCGCTTTGCAATATTGAAGTATCCAGTCATATCCTTTTTCCCTAGGGTCAATCTGTTGATTAGGGTATGTATTTGTAGCTTGTTGCATTAACTAAATAAAATTTATTACCAAAATTAATTAAAAGTAAATAAAAAAAACAAAATATATTTTATTAATTAAATTAATATAATTCTCTTCCTATCAGAAGGTCATCATAATTCATTTCCATTTTTGTATTATAAGAAAATCCATTGTGCTGAATTGCTATAAAAGGGCTAGATACATAATACTTCCCAATACCTGCCAATGCCCTGTCAATGTGAGCATCATCCGGTAATGATAGGTAAGTTTCATAGAATCTTTTATTTACAATATAACAATGAAATCCGGAAAACTCTTTTACTGAATTATCCTCCAAAATTTCTCCTAAATAAATACCACTTAAATATACATCAAAATCTTCAGGTTTATGCTCTAAAAAATAAGAAAAACTATCTTTGTTAGTAAAATGAACATCATCTTCCATTATGCATATTTCAGGTAAATTATTATCTAAAGCATACCGAACGCATTGCTTATGTGCTAAATTTATAGCCTTCTTTACTGAATGACTATCATGAACTGCGGGGAAAAATTTAAAATCTCTTATACCTTGAATTTTAAATTCCTGCATTAACGTATCAAATCTGGTAGCTGAATCAAAGTTATGGATTACCGCTATTTGCATTTAGAATTTTTTTTATCTTATTAAAAGCACCTTCATATGTATAATACTCTTTGTATATCTCTTTGATTTTCAACTGCTTGTCTACTATTTGCAAATCAGTATAACTTTTCAAAATCTCTTCTATTTTATTTGCATCTTTTTCTTCTATCACAATTCCATAATCTTCAAAATTAGCATCAAAACAGCCAATGAATTCATCAGAAATATATACAGGAATAGTTTCATATTGCATACATTCTGCTATTCTAAAACTATTTAAGCCATACCCTCTTGGACATAATCCAAATAATGAATGAGAAATTATATCGCAAAAATCTTGTATGCTATGCTCTTTGTCTGAAATGTAAAAATCTCTATTCTTTATATTAAATACATTTTCTCTAATTGGATGGGTATGCGTACCAATAAAAGATGCAAAAATCGACTTCTTCCCATTCCAGCTATATGAGTGTGGCTTACACAATAAAGGGATTTCGACTCCTGTCTTTTTGCTCATACTAAAGACCAAGATATCCAAATCTTTAAAATCAGTCATTACCCCGTCATCGTATTGGCAAATAGTCCAATACTTTAAATCTTTAGGTAATTTATCTACATAATCTTGTAATTGCTGTCTTGCTACCGGATTATTCCCATAATTATTATTAACATGATATGCCGTCCATTGAATTGGAAGATATTGCCTTTCTGTGTTTGGGATATACTCGTGTGAAACCCAATCTTCAAATATAATATCATTTTCCCAAGGATATATCGTATTTATTGTTGGAGTAAATTCTTCTGGTATATGTATCATATTTTGTATTTACGGATATATAATGCATCTGTCCATGTTTCGGCTACCCATTCTCCCGTTTCAACTCTTTCAAATCCTCTTTGCAGCATAAAATAATCAAGTTCTTCTATCAACATACACCCTTTGTAAGTTTCCTTCATATTTACCTCAAGCAATGCGTAGTCGATATTTTTAATCAAATCCCCCATTCCTTCTATTGCCAAATGCTCCGCACCTTGTAAATCAACGTTTAAAAAGTTAATACCTGATACGTCTACATCTTTTAGCAATGTATCTACCCTTTGCGTTTTCATAGCTATTTGCTCTATATAATGCACCTCCGGATGAATCAATGCATGAACGCCCAACTCTAAAATTGATGAACTTTGACTTTCATTATTTGATACATTGAATACAACTTCATCGCCATCTACATTACTTAAACAAGCATTATAGGCTGTTTGCTGTGGGTATGATTTTATATTTTGCTGAAGGTCTAAATAAACTTTAGGTATAGCTTCTACCCAAATTACCCAACCCTTACAATAACTATCATATGCATCTCTTTCCTGTCCGGTAGAAGCCCCTAAATGCAATACTCCCTTTATATCCAATTTGTGTTTGTCGACTAAATAGTCAAATGATATCATCATGTTATTCCCAATTTAATATTATAATATTCCGTTTGTAGTATTCTTTTATTATGTTATCTCTTTCATTTCTCATATTGTCATCGTGAGCATGAAATTCAACATATAATTTTTTTATTTTAATAAAATGTTTTTCATTTATATTATTTAATATATCATATTCTTTGCCCTCACAATCCATCTTTATATATATTTCATCAGAATCTATACTATCTAAAATATCATTAAAATCTATTTCATCTACAATGTATTTATTATATGCAGGTGTCTTTTGATTGACAGAGCCAATACTATCTGTAATAAATTTTAAACCAAGAATTGTTGCAGCGGAATCGCCTTTCATATCATTTCTTGTCATCAACTCTATTTTACCATTCTTATTTGATGCAGCCGCTTTGTAAAACCTTACATTTTTATAATTTTGTATATGCTTTTCTATCTCATCATAACACTCTGGATTAGGTTCTATAAATATCTTATGCCAAGCAATATCATCAATACTTAATTCTTTGCTTAATATATTAAACCCTCCCATTGAATTAGTTCCAATATCAATATATGTTTTCATTAAATACTTTTACTTTTATTTACTTGCAAATCAATCCATGCATATAAATTCTGCATCCCTGATTTCAATGACAGACTTGGCTTCCATCTTAATACCTCGTTAATAAGGTCATTGTTTGAATTCCTTCCTCTTACTCCTATTGCATTAGATTCTATATTTTTAATTTTTATATTTTTACCTGAAATGCTAATTACTAGTTTAGCTAAATCATTAATAGATATAATTTCATCTGAACCAATATTAACTGGTTTTCTATAATCAGATTCAAGCAATCTTATTACGCCTTCTATACATTCATCTATGTATAAAAAAGACCTTGTTTGCAAACCATCTCCCCATATTTCTATTTCCCCTCCATCTTTAGTTTCGCATACTTTTCTAGTAACAGCTGCTGGTGCTTTTTCTTTACCACCACTCCATGTTCCTTCTTCTCCAAATATATTATGGAATCTAGCTATCCTTATATCAAGACCGTAATTTCTGTGAAAAGAATCAAATAATATTTCGCTAAATATCTTTTCCCATCCATACGGGCTATCCGGATTAGCCGGGAAGCAATCGCTTTCTCTCAACCCTTTGTTATCCGTAGACTCTTGTATTTCTTGTGGGTATGCGCAAGCGCTTGATGAAAAGAATAATTTCTTAACGCCACATTTGGAAGCGTAAAATGCAATATTTAAATTTACCAATGCAGAGTTATGCATAACATTTGCATCATTATCTCCTGAAAAAATATACCCTGCGCCACCCATGTCTGCCGCCATTTGAATTACTAAATCAAATGCATTATCCTTATCTAATAAATTATGTTGTTTTGGCGACCACAAAACCCTGCTAACTAATTGCTCATCTCTTAAATCACCAACAATAAATTCATCTGCTTTTGTTTCAGAATGTTCTGGGTATTTTAAATCTACCCCTCTTACCCAATAGCCATCCTTTTTTAATCTTTTAACCATATGGCTACCAATAAATCCTCCTGCTCCGCAAACTAAAGCTGTTTTCATAATTATTTATTTAATTTTAAATACCATTGCTTTTTAAACCACCATAGACCCCATTCATTTAAAGTATCCTCGGAATGTAATACATTTTCTGGGTTAAAACTTTGCTCGTTAACATCATCTCTTACAAATACTTTCGGGATAACTTCATCAACCGCTTTTCTTACATCAGAAGCATTGTAATCATGCCCTGCTAATATACTTTCGTCTTTTACCTTTGGATACCAAGCTTTTATTTCTTTTTTTGTATCATCGTAAGTATGTGACGAATCAATAAAACAAAAATCAAGGTAGCCATCATTGAATAATTTTACTGCTTCTAAACTTGCAAACGGGACTACTTCAATAAACTCTCCTAAACCGCTTTTTATAATATTTTGGTAAATAGTCTTCATTTGCAAATAACCACCATAATCCATATTATCAACCATATACAACTTAAACTTTTTACCAAGTCTATTTATTTCTTGTGCTAGGTAAATGGCACTATCGCCATCAGCAACACCAACTTCACAAACTTTGCAATCATCTGGAAGCTCTTTTGCAATCCTTTGATAGAAATGCTGAAAATCAAACATAGTTAATTGAATCATAATTTTATCCATTCAGGGTTTACAATATCGCTTGTATCTAATCCGCACCATCCTGCGCTAAACCAAAATTGCGGGAATATTACTTTTTTATTTTCGTTTCTATTTAAATAAGCTCCCCACCATGAAAATGTTGAAGGCGAACATATTTGATGCTCGCACCAACTCATTTCTATTAAATCACTTTGCTCATCTGTGTTTCCGGAATACTCGCAATCGTTTCTATGCTTAAACGCATCCATACACCAAGGAATGTCATCAGAAAAAAACTTGAATTTATAATCAGGGAACATAGCCATAGCCTTTTCATACCATTCAATAGTAACTTCAGGATGCTTTTCTCTTAAAGTAACATAATCTCCTCGTCTAACATGAACTGCAACATATCCTTCTTTCTTCACCCAGTCAAATTTTAATAAATATAAAATCTCACTTCTGTATTCATCAAAGTATTTTGCGGTTTGCCTGTAACCTTCAACTATTATATTTTTATCCCTCCAAGATTCTTCAAAAGGCAACTCTTCATACGAGTGCTTTCCTTCCCATAATTGTATTTTTTCAATATCAGGGTTGTAGCTAGAGTTTACTAAATGTAAACAATAAATAGGATTCCATTTTGGATTACTGCTTACATTTGGAACAGTAAAATCTAAATCATGCTTTAAAGCGTAAGCCATTGCTGTAGCCGCTTCAAAAAGCCAATTACCCATTCTTCCCGCATTTGTAAAAGATACCATATGTAAAATTAATTAATTTAATTTAACTTCCTAATTTTTTCTAATAATATTTCTCTAAAATCACCTGTTCTTTGAACATTATTTATATAATGAGATTGATTGTGAACCAAATGATTATACCTTAACTCGTTAACAATATGAATATACTTACCTGACATTAGCCAATTGTAATTTTGAAATAAGCTATCACTTGTTACAGGGTCTGTTGTAGCATCCCAAACATCACAATAAGCATCTTTGTTTACAAAATAATTCATACAATTTAAGCAGGTTTCAAACATTGGCTTATCTATATATTCTTTTAAGTTGTCTTTGCTAATTATTAAATTAGAATATTCTGTATAATTGAATGTCGGCTTTGCCCAATCAGGAGCTAAAATCATATCTTCTGCCCATTCTTGTTCAAAAATCCTATCAAGGTATAATGTATCTATTTGATTATCAGAGTCTAATACAATGCAATAGTCGGTAGGAGATAAGCTAATAGAAACATATTTATTAGCATAGCAATCTCTATTAGTCAAATTTCTATATAATTTAACTTTAGATAATTTATCGCACTCTTCCTTTAATTTGTTATAAATATGCATTTCGCTTGCATCATCTACAATAATAATAGCTTCTACCCTATCATCATTGTAAACTTCTTTAAAACTATTTAATGTCATTTCTACTCTGTTCCAAGTAGGTATGCAAATTGATAATGTTCTCATGGTTGTATTTCTCCTAGTTTTTGATAGTATCTATTTTCTATGAATGGTCGCCAATCTATAAACTGACCACCTATATCAGACATCCCCTCTTTCTGCGTGCAAAGTAACGGATATGTTATGTAAGTTTGCTGCATAGGTTGTATTTTTTCAACGATGCAATTATCTATCGGAGCGTATAAGCCCTGAATTAATATTTCCTTCATACCTTGCAATGACAAAGCCCATGCGTGGGTAGCGAAAGCCTTTTCTACTCTTAATAAATTAGGAGATGTTCTAGCCCTAAAACCACCAGTAACCTGCGCTCCTAATAGTAATATATGCCAAGCTTCGGGTAGTTGTTTTACTACCTTTTCCATTGTTTCATTAGGATTCCCACATGACTCAACAAACATTGCATCGTCTTCAAAAATTAATACCGAATCCCATTTATTTTCAACAGCTTTTTCAAATATACCTTGTACCGTAAGGCGTAGCCCTTCTGCTCCTTTTTCATGCTTAATAGCATTCACTAACTCATAGGGGATGCCCCACTTATCTAGCTCTCCGGCTATATCTAATAACCTATCAGTCCTTTCGGGTAAATTTATAACGAATATCTTCGTAAAAAAATCAATCCAAGCCATTATGCTATTTTTGTTTGTTTAAAAAAGTCTGTAATTTTAATTCTATCTTCTGATTTCTTAAAAATTGCTCGTTTAAAATAATCAGCAACAAGCGTCCACCCGCCTCCCATTACAAGGTCACTTACTTCGGTTTCGTTAACATTAAATTTAAGAAGCCCATCGTACTTGTCATCTATTAATTCCGGATATATTAATTTACCTTCCTTGCCATGAGTTAAAATATACTGTTCCCATAGGTTTACCATAAGTGCTTTGTTATCAGCATTAGGGTCAATACCATAATTTGCTTTATCGGGCAATCTCATTAGAAAGGCTTCGCAATTATTATCTATAAAGAACTTACGCAAACCGCCATCCATTTTAGCCTCTATTAATATCTGTCCGCCGTAAGCAAAGCATTGCAAAACCATATCCATATGGAATAACTCTACCATTCTAGGTCTTGCATGATACTTGCTAACAAACATCATATTGTAAACGGGGTCATTAGTTCCTACATCATATCTATTTAATACCAAGCTTGTAGCTTTAGAACCTTCCCCATATTCAACAACTGAATTCTGAAAAGGGTCACATCCCATAATAAACTGAACAGGATTTTTAGGCAAAAATAAAGACCCCCTAGTTATGTATGTTTCACCTTCGGGTCGCTTAAAGTTTTTAGCTATAGTCCACCTACCATTCTCTTTTGTTGTAGGATGCCATTCAGCCTCTGTAAAAGGTTTGCCATCTTTCCACATCCAATTGCCATATTCTAATACTTCCTTTTCATTTATTTTAGATATTTCATACAAATCATTTAATAATACAGCATCAAAATGGCAATTATTATTCCGAAGCATAAACATCTCCCTTTCATCAAAAGGGTTCATCCTTATTTCTTCTTCTAATTGTACGCTTTCTAAAATCTTTCTTTTCTCTTTTAAATATTCTTTTGCGCCTAATTTAATATCTTCTTCATTAAGGTCACCTGCGCCTACATAATTATCAACTAAAAATTTATATTGCTCTTCGTTTGGCGGGTCAATAACACTCATTCCATATCTATCTATAAAACCCAAATACCCATCATAAGCCGGAGAAAAGTATTTAGCAAGTCTATTAGGAGTTTTTGGGTATTTAGTATGGTCTGCGTTATCCCAGACAATCTTAAATTCTTCTCCTCCGCTAGTCATTGAATTGGATGTTGACGGACATTCTATAAATCCCACCCTTTTAGCACCTTTTACAAGTGTTTTGCTTACAATTGATATAAATGTCGAGAATGGGTTTTCTTTTGCCCATTTTCCGCCTTCATCAAATAAGCCACGACTTAACCTTCCGGAGTCATAAGAGTTCAAGGAAGGCGCTCTGTAATCAATTTTAGACCTATGTCCGGTATCCGTGTCAATTGTACTTCCTTTCCCACCCTTTACTTCTACAGACTTATGCGCAAATACAAGTTCACTTACGCTGTCTTTGTTGTTTAATTGCTTTGGCTTTAAGAATACAGGTAATTGCCTGTAACCAAAAGAAATCATATTTGTAAATGCAGCTTTGGCATCTATCTGTGTTTTGCTTGTTAATCCGCAAAAGCTATTTTTATAGAAAATACACTCATAAACAATATTTGATGTCGCCTGCGATGTCGCACCCTCTCTACGCTTTTTACCCCTAACAACACCTAGACACCAAGGAGTCTTTTCCCAATGGTCTAAAAACAAGAAATAACGTCTATCTGCATCCCTGAAATCACCATAAATATCATCCTCTAATTTCCACCATTGAAGATAAAAATAATGCTTGCCTGTAAGAAAAGTTGGCACTCCATTGTTATAGAACCAAAATCCTTTTCTACATCTATCTACCTCTCTTGCAGCGAATTGAGATTGCTCTAAATCTAATAGAGCATTACCTTCTTTATCGTATTCTACCGATTCAAAAAATTTAGGCAATTCTCTTCTTCTCCAATACTGCTCACTAGCAATATCAGTTCCCCAATTTTCAATTTCATCAGGGACAGGGGGTAGATTAATTTCTACCCCGTATATTTTTATTTTATCAGACATTATTTTCTTGACTCTGCTATAGTTTCAACAAATGGTTTTTTGACTATATCTTTCTGTTCATCCCCGGTAACACCCGCTGAAATTCCCAACTCTTTTATGGCTGCGGAAATACTAGCGCTGTCGTTCCAGATAACTTTTAGTCTTTCAAATGTTTTGTCTTTAGGGTCATCAAGTAGCAAATGACTTATATTGGTTTTATTCAATAAATCAGCCATCTCATTCGCTTTTCTATTTAAAGCATAAAATAATTTGGCTGCGCCATTTTGTTCATAAAGCGAAAGCTTGTGTTTTAGTTCTTCTAGTGTTTCCATGCATTTGATTTTAGTTAAGCAAAGTTAATAATTCAAATTCATTTAAACATTTTTTTTATTGACTTTCTAAACCCTCTTACTTCTTTTGCCTCTTGTTTTTCTTCTTTAGTTTTTTTAGTAGGCTTATAAAATTCTTTATGATTAATTATAAATTGCTCTTCCGCTTTTTTATATCCTTCTTCATATATAACTCTTAAAGCGTCAACCTTGTCGTCGTCATCTAATTTACTATATACCTTTTTAAAAGTTTTTAATATCGCACCATCGTTTACAAATGGAGTAACCATAAATCTTCTTTGATTACCCACTAATTGCTCAAGCTCTTGTTGTTGTTGAACATTAAGTTTAATTCCATTTACTTCTGGCATTACAGATGGAGGGAAAAACTTTAAATTATTTGTTCTTTTGTAATCATCATAAATTGGTTGAGCAAAATTGTCTTTATTTGATTTACTAATGCCAAATATTTTTAGCGTATAATCTTCTTTGTTTTCTAGAGTATCGCCCCATATACCGATTTTTGATGGCGGGTACTTCCCTGTTAATACTCTTAATGTAGAAGACCTTGTTAAAAAATTATTTTTTATTTCATCAAAATAATTATCCGCTTTTGCTTGGGTATAGTATGGAAGTTGAGACCTTGACATTTGTGCAAAAGTTGCAGGTTGAACTATATTTGCACCCATATTAATTAAACTAGTAAAGTAACTATTTAAAAATGATGTATTATTCTGATTAATTGCATTTAATATTGTTACTGTATTTGAAAATGCACCCGTTTCTAATGCTCTTGAAGTTGATTCATGAAAATTACTTGCTATGTTTTCCATAAAATCAATTCCATTTTCTTTTTGTTCCGGAGTCATATTTTCAAGTTTTTTAGCTTGCATATCCAATATATCTCCAGTAGTCCCAAAATATTTCAAATCCATATTATAGCTCTCTTTAACATTATTTGGATTTTCTCCTTTAAGCAATGCATTTAATTTTGAAATATTAATCATTCCTTGTCTTTCGTAAAATCTTTCTCCTTCTCTTTCTTTTTTAGTATCTTTTCCATCATTCGATGAATTTATTATACCATTACTAGATAAATAACCAGCTATTCCTAAAAATGCCATACCTACCATTCCATGAGCAAGCCATTTTTTAGAATTTTGAATATCAATAGCATCTTTTGTTTTTAAATATTTAGCCCCGTATATCATAGATTGAGCAAATGCTATTTCCGGATTTGCTAGATTATAAAATGACCAAGCTGAATTTAATGGAATTTTTAAATAAGGCATATTTAACACCTTAACTATTTTGACAGCATTTTCGGTAGCTTTCCCGTATTTAGCAGCACCAGTAACCGCAGCATTAATCATATCATTTAAAAGATTTTCCTGCTGCATAACAGATTCTGCTCCTGCATTTATTATTCTTTTTTCAACATATTCAGCTTTTTTACTTGCTTCTTCGGCAGATTTGCCAAGTTTTCTTTCTTCTTGATAAACTATTTCTTTAGGGAATTCTAAAAAATATTTATAATTCATATCCGTTAACCCATATTTTTTAGCAAAAGAAGATGCTACAGCTCCTTCAGCAGCATACCTTTCCGGAGTATCACCTAGATTTAATAATCTAGCTACCACTTCCGCAGGAATACCTACAGTTGCTTGAATTGCCTTGTCTACAACTTGTTCTTTACTTAAATTTAAATCTCCTTTTTTAAATTGCCATATTTCTTTACCGGATGTAAAAGGATGAATTTGTGATGTAAATATTTCTTTTTGTAAATAATCATATTTTCTTTCACCTGTTAATATTTGTTTTGTTGCAATTTTTATACCCTCTCCCAATTTGGTAAAAAATTCTTTTTGCCCAGCAAATGGTATGTTGTCTGGATAAATAATATTTGCTCCATTAATTTTATTTAAAGCATATGTAGTGCCAAATACAAAATTTTCTAATCCTGTTTCCACTAAAGCTCTAGGGAATCTAATTAATGATTGATTAAATACATTATAAGTAACATTAGCCGCTAACGAAGCAATACCTAACGTATTTAACTGCATAATACCCAATAATCTATTTGTAATATCGGGTTTTGTATATATTATTTTATTTAAATCTTTTACAGCGATTGACGCTTCTTTTTGTGCTTTATAATATTCATCCAAATTTTGCTGTGTTCTATTCTCTTCTTTTACTACTCCTTCTCTTAATTCCCCTACTCTGTTTATTTTAACAGTATATTCTTTTAATTTTTGAAATTCTTCATTGCCTATTTTACCTAATCCTAATGTATTAGAAATTATATCCTTAAACTCATCAAATTCCAAAGCGCCATTATCAATTAATTTCATAATTGATTCTCTAACCACTTTCTCTTTTTGACCATCAGTTAATGATTTTAATTTCTTACCAAACCTGTCTAAATATTGTTTTGATTTTTTATCAATATATTCTTTAGATGATTTTCTCGCTTCTTCGTACAAATCTCTTAATCTATCTCTTTCTTCTACCAGCTTTTTTACCTCTTCAGCATTATCAAATTTACCAACTCTTTTTTTAGCATCAGCGCCGCCTTGTTCTATTTTTTCTTCATAACTTTTAATTTGTTTTTCTAAATTGTTTATTCTTTCTTTTAACAAGTTATCATATGTTTTTTCTTTTTTATCTGAAATTAACGCATTAAGTTTTGTTTGATATTCATTTCTAAATTTTTCGCTATCCCATTCTTTTATTTCTTTAGAAATATGATTGATAGCTTGTTGAACTGCAAAAGTTACAGACTCACCGGCTAATGTAGTTTGCTTCATTATTTCTAAAGCTCCATTAATTACCTCAAGCGGAATTGGTACCGCGTATAAATTATTTCCTTTTAATTTAGCATTTTCAAAGAAATCATCTATTTTTTGTCTTTTTTCTTTTCTAATTTCGGCTCTTTCTTTTTTAATTTCTTTTTGAGCTTCTTCTTTAATTAAATCTTTAAATTCTGGTTGTTCTAATATTTGCTTATAGACATCTTTAATATCAGATTCTTTATTTTTAAACCATTCTTTAAATACTTCTTTTCTTCTAGTTTCCTCGTATATTTTAACCCCTAATGGTGATTTTTTATAAAAATCAGAAATAGCAGAAATAAATCTACCCCCTTTTCTAGCAGCTTCATCAAATCTTAAAGCATAATCAGCCCATTTTTGAGCATACAATGTTTTTTCTTCAGGTGTTTTTGCGTTAATTTCCAATTCAGCTATATCATTAATCGATTTGCTAAAAATGAATGAATTTACATCACCATCAAACTTACCCGCTTCGGCAAGGGCTGTAGCGTCTTCGTTGCCATATTCTTTTACTATTTCAGATGCTATTTTTTTTGCTTCTTCTTGACTTGCTGTTTGATATTTAAGCCCATTTTCTTCAAATTTTCTTTTAACAAAATCTGATGTGTTTTTACTTTCATACAATCTGTTAAGAATAGCCTTATCATTTAATTTTAAAGGTTTTGTTTCTTCTTCCATTTTGAGGCTTGGCTCTACTATTGAAGTTATACTTTCTTTTTCGATTTTTGGTTCATTAGCTTTACTAACAGGGCTTTCTTTTGTAAATCCGTCAGTTTCATTGTAGGCTTGCCAGTAGGCGTCTTCAAGTTGTTTAGCTGTTTCATAGTCTTGTTTTAAAATGTCTAATTGTTCTTTTTTAGCTTTTTGTAATTCCTTGTCAATTATTTTATTTGATAATTCTGAATCTAAATCCAATCCAGTTAATTGCTTAAATTTATCCTTTGCCATTAATTGCACATCTGTTTCTTGCAATTCCAGTGCTTTTTTATCACCTCTTGAGTACTTTTCAATATAATCTACGATATCTTTTGGTTCCACTAATAATCCTTTACCTGATATTTCTTCGGCTAATTGGTCTATTGTTTGACCTCTTTTTTCACTAAATATATTCAAGTACATAGATTTTTCAATCAAATTGGGGTCACCAAATCTTTCGTAACTTGATGTTTTAATTCTACCTAATCCATTTTCTGCTATAGCTTGCATTTTTGCATCTAATTCAAATGGCATAGGTGTCTCTGAAGAATATATTTGAGCTATCTCTAATGGGCTTTTTGTATTTTCTACTGCATATCTTGTTTGTTGTCTTGAGTCTGTTATTTCTTCAGGCACTTCTGCTTTTTCACCTATTGAAAAATCGTAATTATCAGCATATTCTTCAATAGATTTTTTACTTGCCCTATCTGACAATACATTCCCTTCTTTATCTTTAGTTATTAATTTACCCTCTTCAAAATTTACAATATTTCCCTTTTTGGTTATATATTCCTTATTTTCAATATCAATTTTTGGCTTCTGTTCTTCTATTAACGGCTCTACTTGCGAAATCACTTCAGGTTTATTGACTTCTTCAACAATAGGCTCTGCTTTAATTTCTTCCTTTATTTCTTCAGTTGGTTTAACTTCCTTTTCTACTACTTCAATTGGCTTAACTTCTTTACTAGATGCTATTTCTTTCCAATTAGGCAATAATTTATTTAATTCTTCTATTGAATAACCTCCTCTTCTAATTATTGTTTCTAAAGATTGACCACCACCACCAAGAACTGGATTATTATCTTTATCATTTTTATATGCTTCTTCTAAAACTTTTTTTGGAACATATAATTTTTCATAATTACTTGCTGGGCTTTTTAATGTTGGCGCATCAAATTTTTCATCTTTTTGTTTTGATGTAACATCTTCTATTTTTACTTCAGTTGGTTTAACTTCTTCAGCTTTTTTAAGCATTTCTTCAGAAACAAGCACTTCTCTTCCATCTGATGTATAATATTTAGTAAAAAACGCCTCTCCTCCTCCTGATGCAGGAAGCTTTTGTGGCTCTACTTGATAAATATCTTCATCTATCTTTTTTACAACCTTTAATCCGTTTATTTCAGTTGGCTCTTCAATAGTAATTTTTTCTTTAACAAGACTACCTTCTTCTTTTACACCTAGTTCAGATTTTAATTTAGGCATAACATCCTCCATAGTAATTTTAGTTCCTTCCGGGAATGATACAGATGCAGATTTAAAGCCCGGTCTGCCAAAAGCATCTGAAACTGTAGTATCTGTTAATGTAAATATCTTTTTACCATCTTTAATAGTTTCTTTTGTAAATGTATCTTGACCTTTTTTTCTAGCTTCATTTGCTTCTTGTCTTATATCACCAATTGAATTAGCCTTATCACCACTTATAACTTTATATCCATCTGTTGTTCCTTCTATAGTTACATTAGCTTTGCTTATATCTTCAGTTGGTTTAACCTTAATTTCTGCTGTTATAATTTCTTTTGTACCTATAGGTTTATCTTGCAATGCATCAAATTCTTCTTGACTTATTTCTTTGCCGTCAACTGTATAAGTTTTAGTACCAGCTTTTTTTCCTGTTAAATTATCTATTTCCTCTGACAATCCTGTTGGGTCGGAAGATTTAGTTACCTTATCTATTTGTTTATTGTAAAACTGAATTTCGTCTTTGTATTCCTTAATCCATTTATCAATTTGCGGCTTTAACGCATCGGGAGCTTTTACTTTTCTTGTTTCTAATTCGTATATATCAGATTGTATAGTTTCTATTTTTTGAGTTAATCCAGTTACAGAACCGACTTTTTCTTCTGGCACTAAATCTTGTATATCTCTTTTAGTTTCCGCAAAAGATTCAACTTGGTCTAATATCTCTTTACCATTTGGATACTTTGCAGCTTCTGCTTCAAGTATAGGTTTAGGTATATTAGTTAAAAAGTTTTTATATGCAGAACTAACAAATTTAGGTGCATTTTTTAACATCCACCCACCTCTATCAAATGCTGTATGCATAATCGCCCAATCACTAGCTCCCGTCAACGTTCTTTCAGCTCTTTCCCCCTCTTCTAATTTATACCCTTCCAATTCTTCTAATCCGGCTCTAGCGTTTTCAGATAATCCCCCTGCGCCCGAAACCCTTGCAGTTCCCTTAGCATATTTCATTAATGCATCTACAAGCACTTTTTTAGGCGCTTCCGGAACAATACTACCACCAGAAAACCCTCTACCCAAGACTACACCCATTGCCGCATCTGGGATAGCCGTTATTGGTGCTGATTGCATTGCTTGCGTTGCAGCATCGATATCATTTAAACCTTGCTGTATACCTTTTCTATATAACTGCTCTCTTTGATTAGCTAAAGATGTATGATACATTTCCGTAACCATAGCAGCCTCTCCGAAGTATGGTATTGAGAATAATGCAGCCAATTTAGGCAATCCTCCTGCCAATTCAGAAACATAACCAGATGCGCCAGATGGGGCTGATTCTGGTATGTTTGGTTCATTTTTTATTTTCTCATTCATGTAATCCGCAAAATCTTGCGGGTCGTTCATTGTATTAACTTTTACAGCTTCAATAGGGGCTTTTATGCTATTAAAAATAGATTTCCCAAATGTTTCTAATGTCGATTGTGAACGTGTTAAATATGGTTTTTTATCCTTCCCTTCTACCAAAACTAAATCGTTATTTCTAAGATTATCTAAATAACTATCAATTTGCTTTTTACCAATTGGTGATTCCGGGTCAAATTTTAATCCTTTAACTTTATATGTATTCATTAAAGTATTAACAACAGCATCTTTTTTAACTAATTCGGATTCGTATTTTTTTTGTTCAGATACCGGCAAATTTGTAGGCACAATAACGCCAGTCATAGGCTTTATGCCTAATGATTTTACTACTCGCTCTTCTTCTTTAGTCGGAGCAGGAATATTTTTATTAGGGTCAACGCCTTTTTTAAGTACGCTTGTAAATTCTGATGGCAATTCTGTAAGAGAAGATATTTCGCCACCAACTTTTTTTTTTACACCAAACACCTCATCTGGAGTAGGTATTCTTTTTTTAGTTCCAAACACTTCGTCTGGAGTAGGTATTCTTCTTTTAGGTTGCGCTTGGTCTTGGTCTTGTTCTATTTCTAAAGCCATTATTTCGGTTTTTCAAATATACAAAATATTATTTTCCCTTTTATTTTTTATTTTCTGCAATTCTGAATCTCTTCACTTCTTCAGCATTAAGACTTCTTAATTTTTTTATATCCGCATCAGTCCATTTGCCCTCTACTAAATCATCATAATCAAGTATTTGGTCTGACATTCCATACACACCGGGGACAAGATATACTTTTACATTAGGAGCCTTATCCCCTCCTGCTCTAAACTTTTTTATCTCTTCGGGTGTAGCCCTTGGTTCATCTTTTTTGGAATTACTTTGATTAGCAATTGGTGCATTTTGATTTCCCTGAGCTATTACACTAGATTTACCTTTAGCTGTCGGTTGCGCTTTTATATTAATACTTGTTTTGTCTAATGGAGCAATTAATCCTCCAATTTTATATTTTTCAGCTGCTGCGTCAAAATCATAAATACCTAACTTGCCGTTTTTGTCTTTAGCAACAACTATTTCATCTTGACCTATAGCTTCATCACCTCCTTTTAATTTCTTAACATAATCTAAAACTATTCCTTGTGCAGTTGCAGATAGTTCATTAACAGGAGTTGCATTTGTAACTATATTACCATTAGAATTATAACCTTTATTTTCTGCTTTTTTATTTGTTAAATCACTAATTTCAGAATAAATATCATTAATTCCAGCAGTTCCCACTGGCGCGCCTACATTTACACTTATTTTTGGTGTAACCGTACCCTCTTCTGTTTTAATCTGATGAGGTAAATTTTTATCAGCATATTTATAAACAAAGTTTTTAAATAATGGGTCTTCTACAGCAGGGTGTAAATTAGTTAATCCTTTTGCTTTTTTCTCATCTGACCATAATTTAAACATAGCAGCTGTAGCTCCGGGTGAACTTTGCATTACATATTGAACCATTTCAGGAGTAGCTAATTTCATTTCCTCCATTTTACCTGTAACTGGATTAACAACATTCATTGATTCGTACTTGGTTACCGCAATAGGGTTGCCTTTTTCATCTTCATCCATTTTAGTAAATGGAGTCAATAAGCCAGACCATTTTTTTGTTGTAATCTGACCTCTTTTATTTGTATATTCTTTATCACCAACGTTTTCTGTTTTTATTTTTTGAAATAAATCAGTAGCCGGTTGAGTATATTCTGTAATTTCTCCTAAAGCTTGTGGGGTTTTCAATTGACCATAATAGTCGTTTTGAGGAGTAATTAAATGCACGGGCTTGATTGCCCTTTGCCCAGTTGTAGTGTCTATTTCTGTATAATTATCTAAAAAACTTTTAGATACCATGTTATTTGCTTTTGCTAAATTAACATTAGGAAAATCTTTATTAAATTCTTGTCTTTGAGCTGTTACATTTCCTAAATCAGATTTAGCCATTCTATACCAACTATTAAAATCTTTTGGTCTTGTTGATAACCAACTATCAAACTCAAGAGGGTCTCGGCTTATTAATTGTTTCCCTTCTTCTCTGATATTATTTAACTCTCTTTCAGTTATTTTATTTAACTCAACATCTGGAGTATCGTAATTTTCAAATTGTGTAGCCTTCAGTAAATTACCAAAATTTTGTTCACGCTGTTTTTGGTCAAGCAATCTTTGCTGCCTTGACATTTCTATTATTTTCTCGCCAAATCTTTCTTCTTGAGAAGTTGCAGCTTGCAAAGCTTCGCCCGGAGATTGAAACATCTTCGGAATATTTACCGCATAACTACCTAAATTTTCTGCCATAATGTATTTTTTTAATTGGTTTATTGATTCCTATTCCAATTTTGAATTAAATCCAAAGACATACCTTTGTAATTAGGCGTATAATTAGATGATATATTTGCCGGCATTGGCATAAATAATCCGGTATTGCCCCTTGTAAAATCGTGTTTTGCCAAGCCCGGACTCGCACCATATCTTTGTGGCATTTTCTGTTCCATACCAGCATATTTACTATAATCACCCGTTCCTAACACTTCATCAGCATATGAATTATTTCCAGCATTAACCATTGAATTTAATGCGCCCATCCTACCTTGTGCGTTACCCATTCCTCCTTGTGCGCCACCTAACATTTTATTAAAATTGGCTGCATTTTTATAATTACCATATTGCATAAGTCCGCCCGCAATGTCGCTAACTCCACCAAATATATTATTCATTCCTGATTCTCTTAATGCAGCTTGAGCTTGAGAGTCTAATTGATATTTCATTAACTTATTAGCATTTACTTTGTCCCCTTCATTAATAGACATTCCAAAAGCTCTACTTAAATTATCTAAAATTCCTGTCTGCTGTAGCGCTTCTTGTCCAGCTAAATTTGAAAAAGCTTGATTAGCATTTCCGGCAGCGCCCGCTCCTGTAGCTAATAAAGTAGATGAATCTGTTGCATTTCTTTGAGCATTTGCCATTTGGTCTGATTGTGCCTGTCTGATATTAGCTTCAGCTTGTGTAAACGCGCGATTCTTGCCGTAAAATAAATTTTTAGTTGCAGCCAAATTCTGATTGGCTAATGGATTTTCTTTGACTTCATTCCATATTGGGTTTATTTGATTAGCTTTTTTCATTTGATTAAAGCCTGATATGGTTTTACCAAGTGCGCCAATACCTCCAATTATTGCTCCTGCTAACATAATATTTTTATTTAAAATTAAACAATTTATTGATTTCCAAGAATAAAATTCTGCCCTCTTGACAAATTAAATCCTACATCAACAAAATTAACATAAATTATTGATTCGTAAGATTGAAATTCGGTCATAATTTGAGGGATTTGAGAAAGCACAACATCTCCAGTATTAAGTTTTTGGTCAGCCGTTCCTGTTGTATTTGGCGATAACCTATCCCTCAATATTCTAGCATACAAAATACCTTCTTGATTTGTAAAATCGGAACTTGTTAAATCGGTAATTTGTGTATTTGGCAATGTCGTGTAAATAACCGTAAAATTAGGCGCTTGACTGCCTTCTATTACAACTTCAGCCATATCCTTTAATCCGCTCAATGGTTTATTTAAAACCCAACAGATTCTTACAGGGTATTGCTGCCCAAACCAAGTGTTCCACGTAGAGCTATTTGTATTAAACTCATATAAAGCGCCATTTTTCCATCCAAACATTCTGTTGTCAAAATAGTCGTATTGTTCTGCAATGAATTGATAATCACTTACCCATTTATTTTCTTGAATATTAAAAGTTACTGTTTTAGCTAACCCGTCAGACATATCAAATCTATTAATAATAGAAGAAGCGTAAGATGGCACTGAAGAGTAACTAGGCAGTGTATCGGCATAGTTTTCATAAATCAATCCGGGCAATGTTACACCAAGTTCTTTGTGATAAGGGTCAACGTATGTTGGTATATGATGAAATCCATTGATATTATCTAAATTACCCTCACTTGCTGCTAAATACCCTTTTGCATAATTTTTAAACAACTTTTCTTGCTTATAAGAGCTTACTGGAAATAATCCATTTGAGCTATACTGAACAATAGTTCCATTATTTAAATCATACCAAAATATTACACCCAAATATTCAACTACGGTTTCTGGAGCTGTAGTTCCAAACATTCCTTTTAACACATTAATTGTACCTATTACAGCAGTATCTTGAACTAAAGACGAATTAGAAGAAGAACCAACCAATTGAACTTCACCCAAGTAGCATGATGCTGTTTGGAAAGAACCAATAGATAACATTACAACACCCTGTTCCGTTGTTTTTGAAGCTAATTGTAGCTTTTGTATGCTACCTGTACCCAATGGAATTGTTTTAAAATTCAAGGCTTCAAATGTACTTAATCCATTACTTTGAGTCCCAGCCGCATATACATTTGAATACCTAATCTCATGCTCGTTTCTATTTTGACCTAATAAAATAACAAAATTTGGAAATCCTTGGTCAGTAAACCAATTTTTATAAAAAAGGTCATTTGGCGACATTGCTTCTACATAATAATACACGGTAGAATTAAATTGCCTTTGGAATACAAAAACATCACCAATTAAGCTACCTGATAATGTAGAATACTGCCTGTTAACAGTTCCTCCATTTGTTATTGGGTATATATTGCCAACTTCATAAAAAGGTTCATTTTCCCCTTTTATATACGGGGTATATATTTCGTATATAAATGGAATATTTAATAGTGAATTTACTATATAAGCTGAACTCAATAATATATACGCTCCATCTTGCCCTATGACCGGCAATTCATATCTAGCATCATTAGTATCAACAAGCACACAAACATCTCCCTCTTTATAATTATATCCCAATCCTGATTGTAATAATATAGTCGAATCTACTGCAACTGCACTGGTTGTAGTAGCACTCCAAGTATCCGAATATGTATAAAGTCCAGTAGTTACATTTTTAGATGCATACTTGTTAGTACTACTATAAGAATCTATAAAATATCTTGTTTTTAAATTTGCTGTTCTTAAAATAGAATAATAATGCGCCCAATCTGGTATTTCATTTAATCTATTGGTATTACTTAATGTCCAATCTAAAGTTTCTACATTACTTGCAGCGCTACTAGATGCTGCAATAGTAAAAGGAGACCCACCATAACATTCTAATTCACAAATACCAGCACTAATAAATTGAACTTGAAAAACATCCCCACTTGTTATAGAATAGTTACTTAAAGATAAAGTAGAATTAAAATAATATGGCAATCCCATTGATGCTGTATCAAAAAATTGTTCTGCAATAGCCGGTAAACCATAATTTTTAATTATTCTTATTCTAAATACATCAAATCCCGGCGTTAATGCTGTTACATTACCAATTATATTTACAGCCATATTAGCAGTAAAAGAGGATGTAGCTGTAAATGCAGTTCCATTTCCGGGTGCGCCGCCGCTTGCGGTAAAATTACCCAATTGCACAACATCAAATTCAAAATTATTATCAACAGCAAAATCGTAATTTGCTATTATAGGATTTACATTAAAATCACCATTCGGAGTAAATACTTTTGGCGGAGTGGTAGTAATATTACTACCTTTTGTTATAACCCCCGACTTTCTTCTTGCTTTATCATAAAAAGCAACACCTAATTGATAAGAGGATTCGCTTTTAAAAAACCTTTTATTAGCACCAGCTATTGCTGTTGTTTGCGAAACAGCTAATGATGTTGTAGTTGGGGTATCATAACCTGACAAATTATTACCTAAAAACATTCTATTTGTTGCACTTTCAATTGTAGTTGAAAGCAATGGAACGCTATCAAATGGTTTTGCCGAAATTGAACTAGGAATAGTAGCTCCTGTTACATCTCCGTAATAATCAAAAGAAAGCTGTGTTGTTCCGTTATTGTGAGCTATGAATGGTTGCTCATCTATTAATTTATCAAATGTCTTAATTACATTTGCGGAATTAGTAAGTTCATCTTTAGCGACAAGTCTAATAATCCTTGCAGTTTGCGGTATTTTTTCTAATAAACTTAAAGTACAATTTATATAATTATACAAATCCGGCTCCCCCAATTCTACCAAATTTAGCATAGAAGCAACAGAATATTCTCCAAGCACACTATCTTCGCCATCAAAATATACATATTGCCATGCGAACTTCCAAGAGCGGTTTGCTATAAAATTATTTATAAAAGTATTATTGTAAATTTTTTCTATTGAAGGAGCATATACAGGAGGTCTTCTTATTAACATAATCTCGTAAGAGTCAGTTAAAGTTGTATAAGCTCTAGCATCAGTATTGTATGATGGGTAATTCAATTTTATACCACTATCAATATTAATCTTTTTAGGTTCATTGTAATTATCTGTCCAATAAAGTAAACCTTGATTAACTTTGCAATTTTTATCAATCCTATGATTTTTATTAAAATTTAATCCGCCCTGAACCTGACTATCATACAATACAGCATATGTTGTAGAAGTTGCAAAATCAAATGCATAAATTCCGTGGTCATCAAATGTATTATATACAAACCATATTAATCTTTGACCTTCAATATCAACACAACTACCTATACATATATTTGTTCCATAAGGTGGATATACTGATTGCGTTATAGAAGTAGTTCCGGGTACGCCTTCTACTCGATAATTTTTACCATATTGAGTAATACCAACACGCCCGTTCATTAACCTCAAGTATTGAGCATCATCTAATAAATGCAATGAGTCATCTTGATTTGTTCCACCAGTAAATAATTTTTTATCTCTTAACATTTCTATTATGATTTAGGCGCTGCCATTGTATTCTTTTGTACAATCCTTTTAATTTTCTCAACACTCCAATCAGCTTTTCTTGCTCTCAATATCTTTCTTTCACGAATGTATTCGTTTTGAGATAATTGCTTTTCACCCATATTATAATTTCTATTATGGGCTTTTAATTGAGAATCAATATATGCTTGAATTGTTTTTATTGCATAAGGGTCTACTAATGTTGCAGCATCTGCTGACTGACCATCTGAAATATATTGCAATACCACATTCTCAACATATAATTTTTGGTCTATTTGAATTTGATTTCTTTCTTTAAAAACTTGAAAAGTATCTTCTTGATACCCTGCACCTAAACCAAAAAACCTACCTATGTTTTCACCAAAATCATTGTAGTGAACCGTAAACCATTGAGCATACGGCAATGCGCCATAATACAATTGAGCTTGTCCGTTGTTTGAATCCGGAGGCGTTAAATTATCTGTCCAATCCTGTGGGTTAAAGTTACTATTTGTATCTAAACTTGTTAATGGGTTCAATGTTAAAGTAGGCACTAATGGTCGTATTCTTTGCCCAACCATAACGCTGACATTAACATAATCCTGATAATCTTCAGGTAATTCTGCTGTATTAATAGCTTGATTAACCGGAAGAATTTTTGTATTTATAACACGCAAGTCGTCAAATGTTATATCACGAAGACAATCTGATGCGTAAACCATAAATTGCATATACCAATGCAGTGGGTATCCTTTTTTTAAAAGGAAATTTTTAACTATATAATCTAAACTTGCTGTGGTCATTTCTAATTAATTTTTTGTGTTGCTGAACTATAATTGTTAACTAAACCTGTTTCCGGAATGACTGTAGCAAATTTAGCAAACGCCTTCTCTACAATTTCTTCTTCCATACTTGCAGGTATTGGCAATGGGTCAGTGTTTGAATACAATGATATATCCATTACAATCAAATACATATTTACTGTATCAACGCCAAGTAATAAAATATCTTTTGAAAAAATAACAACATTTTTTCTTATTTCAAACCAAACATTACCAAGCAAATCATTCAATAATTTATCAGCCCTTAACAATGCTCCTTGCCCTAATGGAACAGGAATAAAATCATTATCTTTATCATCTGTAACCCTATAAACACCCATATTTCTTGGTAAAGAAATTGGGATAATTGGCAGCTCTGCTTGCGATTTATCGCCAAGAGTTGTTACAGGTATATTTTCATAAAAAGCTATCATTAAATTATCTGGAATAGTTTCTCCTGTCGGCAATGTAGCATTGTAATACTGCATTTGAAACATAGAGTTGATAATCTGCTCTATTGCTTTAACTATATCTACATTTTGTACAGGTTGACTTGCGTCCCTGAATCCGCCGGCTAGTCGGGTTTGTACTTGTTCAGCCAAAAGGTATTTAGTGCTATTAGCCATTTTTATTTAGTTTCTTGCGTTTGATTTTGTGCAAATGCCTGTATATCTTGTTCAGCCATATTAATGCCCCAAAACTTTAATGCTATTGAAATAATATTATTAATATAAACATCTGTAAATTCTAATTGTGTACTTGTAGCGTTATCGTATGTTATTGTTCTACCCGAAGTAGTATAACCATAAACAGGCTTTAACGGTCTTCTCAAGTAATTATAAAAACCGGCTTGAGCAACTTGTGGATATATTTGAAATCCGGTTGCCGTATCCTTTGCTATTGGTAACGATGTACTTACAGGTCTTAATTGGCTCTTTAAAGCTAACGCTATTTCGTCTTCGTTTACAAATCTTACTGGATTTATACTACTACCTGCAACAGTATATGCGCCCCCAATCATATGTAAATAATCAGAAGCAAAACTAACCTGCCCGTCTGATGTAGAAGTAAATTGAATTTGTGAACGAAGCTTTCTAATTGCGTCATGAATTTTTTGCGTTACACCATACTGTTCAAACCAACCTGATACAGCTTCTATTTGTGCGTTATCAAGTGTCGACTCGAATTCTGGTATTGTAACAAATACACCTCTTTCTTTACGCACAATAAAGACCATGAAGTTGTATATCTCGTTTAAATTATATGCCATATTAATTTTCCTCCCAAATTCCCAATGCTCTATGGGATTTTATTAAATAATAAGATTTATCTCCGTATTCATATTTCTCAAGATATTGTGGTTCAAAACCAATTATATCTCCTTTTTTTAAGTTAGAATCATCTGGCGCTGACAAAACTTTTGCCCTATCGCCAAGCCTAACTTTCGCTTCAATAGTATCAACAATACCCATTTGTTTTATCACATCTTTTGGTATGTTTTCATCAATTGGTTCTAAAATAACTCTATCCCCAACTGTTATAAGTTCATCCTTAACTATTTTGGCATATATATCTCTGTAATCAGCTTTCCAAACATCTTTGTCGTTTATGTCAATTAAATTTTTAAATAAAAACTTTTGCGTTTCTCCAAAACTAAATTGAGACTTCCATCTACTTAAATCATGTTCAGACCCTTGACATCCGTCAACAAAATTACCTCTTTTATCATGTAGTGTTCCTACCCAAATATGGGTTATCTTACCCGGCATTGCTACAATAAGCAATCTTTCGCCTTTACCATTTGTAAATTTTTGGTAATAAGGGCTATCTTTTGTTATTTCCGTAAAACTTCCGCCGTCTGATTCAAATTTTCTTTCCGCAACTACGGAGTAATCAAATAAAACCTTATCTCCATTTTTAAGTTTGGAAACAACTTTAGAATTATCTCCTTTTGGATTTTTTGGCAATCCATAAATTTCACCTACTACTGTAGCGTTCCATTCAGGTCTGTACGACCCGTCAAGATATAACTCTAAATCACCTACCTTGATTGTATCTTGAATAGGTTTTGTTAAGCTTAAAAAAATATGATTTACCGGTTGTGCTTGCATATATGGCATAAAATTAGACTTTTTTATTTATTAAAAATTAAAATGCCCCCAAAAATTTTGAAGGCATTTTTTTAAATTAAATCACAGCGTCGATATAACTTTCGTCTGGGATTAACCTTAACTTTTCTCCATCGACTTCAATATCTACCCCTACGCTATGGGCAAACATTATTCTATCGCCCTCTTTAACAAGCGCAGCTTCGGTTCCAACAGCAATCACCTTACCTGTTGAAAAATCATTTTGAGCTGTTTGTGGAAGATAAATTCCTGCATCTGTTTGCATTTTTGCTTCGTCAAGCTTTACTAATACCCTTTTGTTTAATGGCTTAAATTTCATTTTTAATTTAATTTTTGTGTTTTTTAATTAATTAACGCCCCTGACCTCGGTAAGGCTTTGGTCTTGGATTACTTTTATTGTAAGATTTTTTTGCTCTTCCTGATTTTTTTGTTCCAAACGTAATTTTGGTTGAATTGGTTAGTTTTGCCATTATTTTTTGTTTTTGAAATAATCTTTATCTAATTCCCCGCCGTCCATTTTATTGGGGTAAACAAGTATGTCGTCGTCGTAAAAGTTCCGCACCATGCTGTTGTGGTATAGTATGACTTTCCAAACAGTGTTTGTGTCACTTCCGTAGTCAATCCATGCAATTGCTTTTCCGTATCCAAGTGGAGTTTCGACATCTATTGGGTTGTTTAATTCGTGAATATACATTAAAAATTGTTTTCTTCTTTATTACTACTTGATAATAATTGTATTGTTGATACTCTACAATGTAATTGAGGAACATTTTCATTTGTCTTGTTGTTTTGATAAGACTTTGCTTCAGGTTTACCCTCTGTATAAACTAGCGTTCCTTTCTTTAAATAGTTTGCTACATTAAGTTTATCAGTCCAATAAGCGCAAGAAACCCAAGTTGTTCTTTCGGTATCTTCTCCTTGTTGATTCTTAAACTTTTCGCTGTAAGCTACTGAAAAATTAATTACACTTTTACCATTTACATTGTTTACTTGAGCATCTTGCCCAAGCCTTCCAATTACAGAAATTCTAATCATTGTTTTTGTTTTTTATTATTAAAAATTTACTTCTTCTCCATTATTATCTTTATAGGGAACCCAATTATCAAATGTTTTTTGCACTGCAACATCTGGTCTTAAAATTATATTTTTATCGTTTATAATCTTCTGCAATGAATCCAATCCATTAAATAAAAATCTTCTAGTTTGGAAAAACATTTGGAACAAAATAAAGCCTTTTTTACCAACAATCTTTTGCCTTCTGATTTTTTTACTATGAAATTCACAAGACGGATTTTGAGGGTCTGTTTGAGCAAAAGGTCTATGATACACAAGGATATTATCCATCTTATTATTCCACATAGCTCCATCAGTTAAATCAAATACATCTGGACATGGATAGTTTCCATCTGCTGCTTTTTGCATTTTTGTTGGATGCGCAATAATCCAAAAGAAAATATTATTGATTTGAGAGAATCTTGAAAATACTGACAATACCCACTCTAAATATTTATCACTTCTTTGAAACTTTTGATATTCATTTGTCAATTGGTTAAAAGGGTCAATATCAACCCCATCAACATTCTCCTTAACAATTAATTCTAAAAACACTTCCATTATGTATTGAGGCGTAGGTGATACATCTTTTGGATAAACATAAAACACATGATGGCAAACTAAATCGTAAACATATTCATAAATCTGCTTACTTGGTCTATGTGGATTTGCAGGACTGCAATCGCATCCTAATATTATCTCAACAAAGTCGTGGTAGTATTCTTCAGGTGGATTATCTTCAGGTGAAAATGTAGCAAACTTCTCTCCGTACAACATTATCCTCATAGCTTGATACCATTTTTTAAATGAAGATTTACCATAGTTTCCTATTCCGGTAAGTACGGTAATTTCTCCTCTCTTTGGTTTAAATCTTTCATCTAATTCTGGAACTCCAATGCCATCAACCCTAGCATATCCTTCATCATAAATTTTTAAAGCCTGCTCCTTTACATCAATTCCGTAAATAACATCCTTCAACTTTAACCCTTCATCAAATACGGCTTTTTCAACTTCAACCTCCCTTCTCGAAACCTTATCTACCAAGATTTCTTTGTCAAAAGATGCGCTACCAAAATTACCCGAATTAGCTTTGTATGCCGAACGGATTGCCCTATTAGCCTCATTTTTTGTAAATTCAGAATTAGTTAAAAACTCCGAATGAATCATTGAATTAGCTGTCATTTCATTAATACCAAATCTGCAACAAGCGGATGCTAATTTAAAGATAAAATTATTCCTTTCTCCTGTTACAAAAGCCTCGTTTTTATTTGAAAGCCAAGTAACAATATTTTTAAATGTCTTTTCATCATCATCATTCTTTTCATAAACAACAACCTTCTCTGTTTTCTTAATTTTCTTAAATACTTCAGCATTTTCGTTTATGTAAATTTCAGTGTCATAACTCTCATAACAAACACGACTTACATTGATACCGCTTTTATCAATTTCTGGGAAAACTTCTTGTAAAGCTTGAAAATGTTCTCTATGCTTTGCCCCATTGGCTATTTTTACCAATGCCTTCAAACCATTACCTGATGGACTAACCCAACAAGCGTAAATAAATGGATTTGATATTATTTCGGTTTGCTTTTCCCTTAATTCAAAAATATTATCAAAATCAAGCACAATGAAACCACTATGCTGAATCAACTGGGCATCTGTCCTATCTGCTCCAAATTTGCCACTAAAACAAATGGATGGAAGGTTTAATTTTATCTTATTTGCCTTCTCTTTATCAATCGTTTTTCTAATTTCCTCTACTGTTGTTTTACTTTTGCCTTGCTGTATCCTATTTAGCGCAGCTTCAACTGAAATGTAATTTGGTTCTTTTGAAAAAATGTTCTTAAAAATGGTAATCATCGTTTATATTGGTTTAAAGGCGTTTCTAGCGGTTTCTAATTCGTTTTGATACTTATTACTAATCTTGGAAGAAGATGGCTGAATCGGCTTCTTAACGGCATCCACAACCCATCTCTTAATAGTTAGGTAATCTGATTTTGTTTTATAGGATTTTTCAACTTTATATGAAGAAAGGAAGTCAAAACATTTCTGAACAATATCTTCCCCAAATTCTAAATCAAGTTTTATTTTTTCTTTTTCAAGCAAAGAAATATTATCCCTGTATTTTATTTCCTTTATTTCCTTTCCTTTCCTTTCCTTTATAGCATTACTATCGGATTGCGGTTGCAATGCGTTCGCATTATTCCATCTCTTATTAGCTGATTCTCTTGCTTTTATGCTTTTATCATTTCTTTCATCTAATCTTTTTTGTACTGATAGACTTCCAAATGTATTAACATCAAAAACAAATAAATCAAAATCATTTATTACGGAAAAAACAGTGTCGCTATCTGACCTTAAATCATACGCAATGCCATCGTAATCCAATCGCAATGCGTTCGCATTATTATATAAATCTTCAACTATAGACCAAAACACGCCATACCCTTGCATGCCATGTTTTCTAATAAGCCTTTTTATTTTTTCATCATTACGAGCATTATAGTCGTGAGAAAAGTAGAATGTGTCTTTTGGCATTTTATATGCTTAATCGTTAATAAAATCGGTTTTCAACGCCTCGTTAATACGAGTTATTTCGGCATCGGTAAATAATAATTTACCTTGCATCTTTCGTGATAATTCCGATTCTGGGATTTTAGCATTTAGTGATAACCACCTTTGTGTACGCCCATCTAAAGCCTCTTTAATTCTCTCGTGGAGTCTTAATTCAGTTTTGATTTCCATAAATTTGTTTTTGATTATTGAGGAACAAAAATAGTCTTATTTTTTATATCCCCAAATATTTTTAACTTTTTTTTAAAATTATTTTGTGTTTTAATTAAATTAATTATCTTTGCTAAAACATTAAAACAAAATGAGTCAAAAATTACAGGTGCTTAATCACCTTAAAAAAGCAACCCTAACGCCATTAGTGGCATTAAGAAATTATGGTACATTTAGATTAGCGGCTATTATATTTAATCTTCGTGATGAAGGTTATATAATTGAAACTAATAGCACCAATGTAGGTACAAAGAAAAAACCTAAATATGTAGCTAATTATAAATTGATTACGGCAGAGCAAAATAATAAACAAGATGGCATATAGTACAATAATAGTTAAGAAAAAGCAACTTAAATGCGGATGTTTTGATTATAATTTTAGTAAAAGTAGATGTAAAAAACACGCAACACTTGAGGATACAGCCAATAGAATAATAAAATATAGGCACGAAAATATAAAAGAAGATAAAGAGCAATTATGGGATTGGTTTAAAGAAAAAAGAAAAGAAATGAAGGGAGTATGTTCTAATTGCAATAATCCATCATCAAAAAAAGATGATGAAAAATTTCACTACAGCATAGCGCATATATTGCCAAAAAGATTATTCCCATCGGTAGCCACGCATCCGGACAATTGGATTGAACTTTGTTTTTGGGGCAATAGTTGCCATACTAATTTTGATAATAGTGTAATTGACCTTATAGATATGAATTGCTTTGACGAAATAATAGAAAAGTTTATAAAAATATATCCAGCCGTTGCTGAAGAAGAAAGAAGAAAAATACCACAAGTATTGATTGAATACTATAACCAAAACAAATAACCTATGAAAACAGCAATGCAAGAATTAATTGAATGGTGCAATAGTTGCTTAACTGATTTAACATTATCAGAGGGAGCAAAAACTGCATTAGATGTAACTATAGTGAGAGCAACTGATTTACTTGAAAAAGAAAAAGAGCAAATAATAGATGCTTGTAATTCAGCATTTGAAGATAAAACAACTTGGGGGGAAAGATATTATAACAAAACTTATAACCAAAACAAATAAACTAAAATGAAAAAGCTACTAATTGCACTATTTTTTTTAAGTTGTAACTCTAAAGGAGAATATACAACACTAGATTACAAGTATGTAAACACATTTACTGAAAGCAGTCTTTATGATGACAGTCCAAACACAACAAACTACCAATGCGTATTTGTTGGTACAGATGGAGTAAGTTACGAGGTTGATACCTTGCAGTTTCCAAAGTACAAAGAAGGTGATACAATTTATATTAAAGAACTACTTAAAATGAGAATGAAATAAAAAAACCCTCCTAAAAAGGAGGGCTTCAACTAAAAATCAATCAAAAAAACACAGAACTTTGTAAAAGTAGTATTTTTTTAAAATAAATTTAATTATTTTTTATAAACGGATATAATTGTTCCTACGGGGTAGGGCGCACCAATTGGAGCTTGTGTTACAGATGTTTCACCGGGGAATACTCTCATTGCCCTGCGAAGTGGAATAGCGGCTTCGTTAATTGGACCGAAACACTTTGCTAATGTTACGCCATTAACTTTTTTTGGCAAAACTTGACACGGCATGCAAAACATATTACTCATGCCGCCTCCGGGACTTCTTGTGACTACAAACGAGCGATTAACTGTAGGCAATGTTTTCCAAGTTGGAGCTTGAGGAACTGAATCATAATACCAAAAGAATGACCAAACAGTTTTGTCGGTGCCATCAGGTGTAATATACGGATTCCCTACTAGCATAGTGTTTGCGATAGAGGGTCCCTCCATAACTGGACATATTGAAACGCCCAAAATGAATTTTTTGCCTTGTACTATAATTGTGTCTTTTGTTCTTTCAGCGCCAGACGCGCCGCAAAAAGCAAATTTGCCGTTGTAAATTTTTAACGCTTTTTGTTGAGAAAAAGAATTTTCAACTAAACTTAATAGCATTAAGGCTATTAATAATGTTTTTTTCATATTTAATATTTTATGCTAAATTAGTAATTATTTACAATTTTCAGACTTCCAAATAACTAAATCTATCCCTTTTAAGCCATTTGGCGGCGTTTTATGGTTTTCAACTGGTATTTGTTCCAATTTGGAACTAACGACTGATTTTGGGCTGTTTTTGTCATAAGGAGGCATATTTTTAAATGGTGCGCCTCTTTTCATGTCCGTTATCAACTCATGCCTTGTTAAGGCTTTCATATTTTCATAAGCTGGATAAATATCCATTAAAAAATTTAAAATTGATTGATGAGTTTCAAATTGCGGATATTTTTCTTGTATTATTTTTACTACATCTTCATCAAATCTAACTCCGATTGGTTTGCTTTTTGCCATATTTATTGTTTGTAGCTACAAAGTTAGGGTATTTTTTGAAATGTAGCTACGCTTTATCCCTCTTTTATTTAATATGTAGCTACAATTACACCCCTTTACAATCCCCCCGCATTAGCGCCCATTACCCAAGAATCCCCCCAATGAAATACAAAC